TTAATTTTTGTCTATAATTATTTTCAATAATTTACTATAATCTTTGTTATGATGCTTTGGTGCTCCAAATTCATCTCTAACTACTTCGAATATTGCGTCTGCAGTACATAATCCATTTGGCAAATTGCATTCAACTACTGGAATTTTTGGATTGATGACCTCGCTTTCTAAGTTGTAATTGATGCCACAAAATTTAGCACATTTATAACATCTGTGATCTCCAATATATTTAACATTCCATACTAGCCGACTATTTAATTGCTTTATTAATTTGCAAATTATAGAATATTTTCGCCATTTGAATGCTCTATCAACTTGTCCTAATTTATTGAACATAATACTCAGTACAAAAAATTCTGTAATGGAATCATTTAAACTATCTGTTAGAAAATGATGCTCCATCCTATTGATAAAAACACATTCTATTATATTTTCAGGAGATTTATCTTCGACCTCTTCGGATGACATAAAATATTCATCAATAGTAACTGGTGGAAAATTAGATATTATTCTCATTTCCCTATTGGCTAAGTCAATGATGTTAAAATCTTCGTTACGCATAAATATCAAAAAAACTTCTTTATTGCACCCTTTACTCTAAAAAACTTTGGTTATAACTTTTTTCGGTATTGGTTGTGGGTGATAATCGCCATTTTTGTTGTATGGTATTAATAAATAGTTGTCAAGATTTTCAGTATCTCTTCCTATAATCTTTATTGTTCTAAATCCATTAAAAGTTACTATAGCATACATTTCTCCTTCAAGCAAGAATGTTTGCCAATCCTGAACCTCTTTTAATGCAACTATGTCACCGTGTGCAATCAACGGCCCCATGGATTTACCTGTCACGTTAAGCCAACAATCAGCATCATTGAACGGTAAGAAATCAATATAATATGTTGGTGAAATAGTTTGATTATTCTCCATGACATCAAACCCTCCTACAAAATCAATATCATAATATGGAACACCTTTTTTATCTGTATTTATACTTGGAGCAGAGTTTGATTTAATTTCTGTATTAGAGTTGTAATCTAACATTTCGCCGTAACCTGAAGTTAACCACTCAATGTTTAGATTTGGATAGGCTTTTTTTACTTTTTCAAGACTTTTATCCCTAATATATGATCCAACTTTTTGCACAAAACCATTTGAAAGATCTGCTGTTTCCTCAAACTTTTTAATAGTTATACCTTGCTGATCTATGAATTCTCTAATTCTTTGTTGTATTTCAGACATTTTTTCTAATTGATAATCAATTATTTACAAAATAAATAGATTTTAAATACAATAATCTATTGGAAATAGATTTGAAATCTATTATGTTTGTATAACAGTTCACCACAATAATACATAATTATTCATAATAATTCATTACGGTTATGGAAAAACAACTCCCTAAGACAAAAAGATCAGAAATCAGTGACAAGCTAGAGGCAATACTTTTATCTGAAAGTGACGATTTTGATTTATCGGATAGGACCGCTGTACAGCAGGTTGCTGGTGAATTGAAGCGTTACAAAGGATTGGAATTTATCACATCTAAAAAAGGTCAGCCAGAGGGCAAATTTGCTGTTTGGCGTGTAAAATAAGGTATTACAATATCCACAAAGAGCATGAAAGTTTACGAGATAAATCAATACGACTTGGCAGACATGATGGCAAAGTCCGCTGAGCTGGGAGGGCGTCAGGCATTGATTAATGCCGGAGTAGTCAGCCCTACAATCAGCAGACCTCAGGCAATTCGTATGCATTCAAGGGAGAAGATCGAGTTTTTAGAGAAAACAGGACTTCTTACCAGGATTCAAAAGGGACACAAGGCTGTATATCACTTTGACGTGATGGAGCTAAACAAGGCATTATTATCAGAAGAACGAAACAGATATGTCACAGCAAAAGAACGCAGGGCTTAGATTGCAGTCTTCGGTGTATCCTGAGGACTGGAACCCAAAAAGCACAGAGAGTATTAACAAATGGTTTAACCACATTAGTAAAAACAGTTATGAGAATCTTTTTATTAAAACACCCATTCGGCAGAGAACTGGTCATCAAGATCGGTAGAACAACTTTCGAGTTTGACCGTACACGGTTTGAAATCGTGACCAAGGGTAAAGTAGTGTTATCAATTAATTTCTAAGCATAATAATAACCACAAGTAGTATGATGCAATTAAAAAAGGCCACTAGAAAGGCCGTAAAACTCAAATTAAACCTTTCGGCCCCCAGCGGTGCAGGCAAGACATATTCCGCACTAAGGATGGGATACGGATTGGTAGGTGATTGGACTAAGATAGCAGTAATTGATACTGAAAACGGTTCAGCTTCCCTATACTCACATCTGGGAGAATTCAATGTGTTGGATTTGGAGCCACCATTCACACCTGAAAGATATGTTAAAGCTATTGAAGCCTGTATTGAATGTGGAATGGAATTAGTCATCATTGACAGTTCTTCACATGAATGGGCGACATTGGTACAAGAAAATGATATTCTTGGGCAAACATCATTTAAAGGTAACTCATGGGCAGCATGGAGTAAATCTAACCTAAGACACGACTTGTTTGTAAATACTGTGCTCCATTCTCCTGTACATATTATTACATGTACTCGTAGCAAAACTGAAACCATACAAGAAGGTGGCAAGATTAAAAAGCTTGGCATGAAAGATCAGCAGAGAGACGGATGGGAGTATGAATTGACAGTTTCTTTAGAAATAGATCGTGATACACATTTTGCTACTCCATCAAAAGACAGGACACAGTTGTTTGAAGGTTCTTCTCCGTTCCTAATTACTGAAGAAACCGGTAAGCGTATAGCTGAATGGTGTAATAGTGGAATAAGTGAAAAAGCTGTAGCTATATCTGAAATGGAGGTTGTACAGTCAATAGATGATCTCAAATCTGTATGGTCAAAGTACAAGTCATTACAGACTGATGTTGACTTTGTATCCATTAAAGACAAACGTAAGGATGAACTAACCAAACAACAGGAAGGAGCTGCATAATGAATAAATTCCCTGAATTTAAAATCAGATGCTCAGGTATCAGCAAGATAATGGGCGTAAAAGGTCTTGGTAAGACTGGGCAGACTTATCTTGACGAATGGATGAAAGAACAGATCTATAATCGTAGAAAAGACTTTGCATCCAAGTACTTCGATAAAGGTAATGCTTGCGAAAATGATGCTATTGCATTCGCTGCTGAAAGTCTTAAGTGGGGTATTGTCTACAAGAATGAGGAATGGTTCGAGGATGATGTATTCCAGGGAACACCAGATATTATGCATGAACGCCAAATGTTCATTGCCGATATCAAAAACTCATGGGACTGCTTCACATTTCCTCTTTACGATAAAGAGATACCTACAGATGGATATGAGGACCAACTTAATGGTTACATGCAATTAACCGGTTATCGTGACTCTAAACTTGTGTATTGCCTTATGGATGCTCCTTTGGATCTTATGAAAAAGGAAATGTCAAAGTTATCTTGGAAAGAAGGATATCGGGGAGAGGTTCCACCAGAAGTTTATCAGAAGGTAAAGGAGGACATGACTTATTCAGATCTTCCGGATGAACTTCGTTTGAAAGTATTTGATGTTTCTTTCGATGAAAAACGTATAGAGACTATACAGGATCGTGTTTTGGTATGCCGTGAGTATATCGAAAGCACAGGATTTTATTCACAATCATTTTTAAAACAAGTTTCGTAATGGAATCACAATTCAAAGGTGTGCCACCTGAATACTTGGACATGTTCAAGGCGGCAATATCCGTAATCAACTCAGCAAAGTATTTTGAGGAATCATTGCGGTCCCAAGTAGGAAAAATACGTATGACACAAAAGGCTGTGCAGTTCCAGGAAGGGCAGGCCGTAATGATCGATGTACCTAAGTATATCCTTGAAAAAGGTACTAAGGTGCTCAGAGATCTAAAGCAGATTAACAAGGTTATCAACCAAGTTTTTGTAAATCCTAATGGACAGGACGATATTGAGGTAATGGCCTTTGTTCTTGGTGACATATTCAATGAGATAAGCTATATGTCGCTTAAAGACCAGGAGGAAGTTGCACAGTTCGTAAGATCCAAAACAAAGGAGTATTTCAAAGTAGAATTAAACAAGGCATCATGATAGCATTAACAGCATTGCATCTTTTTATGTTCTTTGTTGCGCTTATAGGCCGTCAGTGGGCTGTCGCATTGTGGATCATATCCTCATATCAATGGATGTATAACTATTACAACAAGTAAAATCAATATGGAAATCAGAGGTAAAGTCCATGAAGTTGGACCGGTACAGCAAGTGACTGAATCATTTAAAAAACGCGATATGATCGTTGCTTATGCGGAGAACCCACAGTTTGTGGAGTATGTAAGATTTGAAGCTACACAAGATCGAACATCAATTTTTGATAACCTAGCAATTGGACAAGAAGTCGAAGTTTCTTTCAATCTACGTGGACGCCCTTGGACAAATAAGGATGGTGTAACCACTTACTTCAACAGTCTTGTTGCATGGAGAGTGACTAAACTATCAGCAGGATCAGTGCCAGCGGATGTACCGGCTCCTGTTGACCTAAATGCGGGAGGAGGTGATGATGACTACTTACCATTCTAAAAGGATGGTAGACAGCACGCCGCACCGACAAGACAAACTAAGTAACCACACAAAGAATGACAGCTGGACGGCGTAGCTGCCTACCATAGTCAAATATAGTAAATAATTCTATTATGCCTTACTTAACAGAGGATATAGTGTTGTATGTGAATCCAAGTATTATTCTTGGAAGGAAGGGTGATGAGGTAAGGTTAATAGGTAAAAGAGGCCATGTTCTGTTAGTGCAGGACATGGCCAATTCTAAGCCAGCATACTCAATAACCACAAAGAGTATTTCGGACCACAAAGATAGTCAATCTCCTGAGTCCGTCAAAATAACCACAAAAACAAATGACGATGATAGTAACAAGGGACGAATGGAACGCAGCGCACCTGGCGCAAAAGGGAGTGGGACTCAGAGTCGCAAAAGAGCTCCAAAGAATATCAAAGTTGAAACGATACCCGAACAATCCTTATCCCTGTTTGGATAAGTGGTCGGACAGGAAAGCCAATGACCTCACCAAAGCTATAATAAAATTCCTTCGGATAATTGGATACCAAGCTGAGCGTATCAGTTCATCCGGCCGTGTGATTAACAATCAGAAGACTGTTACCAATGTAGTAGGGCAGATGCGTATTGTCGGATCTGTTCAGTACATACCGCCTACATCCACAAACGGTACATCTGATGTATCTGCTACCATTGAGGGCATGAGCATAAAGATAGAGGTCAAGATCGGTAGGGATAAGCAGTCTGAAGATCAGAAGCTATATCAGAAGGCTGTTGAAGATGCAGGAGGCATATACTGGATAGCCAAGGACTTCCAGTCTTTCTATGACTGGGTAATAAAACTTATAGCACATCTTAAGGAACAGAGAAAGGGCATGAAGTATGGATAATAAATTTCCGATAGACTTTTTTCCGGACTCAGTGGTGCCTATCATTCAGGAGGTAGCCTATTGTTACAACTTCGACACCGATTACTTATGCGCATCGATACTATCGACATGCGCTACTGCTATTGGTAATTCATATGCTATCCGTGTTAAGGATCAGTGGATCGAACGCAGTACCTTATGGGTTACCATTGTGGGGCTTCCTGGTGTTTCCAAGTCTCACCCTATGTCATGGGCCATGAAACCATTGCATGACCGGGAGAAGATCATATACAAGGAATACAAAGAGAGGCTCAAAGAATACAATCAGGATCCGGACAAAGACAATAAGCCAAAGCCTGAGCTTATCAAGACAGTTATAGGCGATGCTACTCCTGAGGCTATTGCACATCAGCTTTCAATAAACGAACGTGGCATCCTTATCCATAATGATGAGCTAAGCGGATTCCTAGGAACATTTCAGCGCTACAACAAAGGTAATGACGAGCAGTTCTATTTGACAGTATGGTCAGGTAAGCCATGGGTTGTTGACCGTAAAAGCTCCTTCCCTATACGTTTAAATGAACCGGTTGTCAACATTAATGGAACCATTCAGCCGGATGTACTGGAGAAGTTATTCCGGGATAAGGAAGATTCAGGGTTCACGGACCGGTGGTTGTTATGCTTTCCTAAGAATGTCAAAAAGGAGTATTGGAAGGATGATGAGATCAGTTACGGTACCGAGGACCACTACAAGAAGATCGTCAATGATCTTGCTGAGATGCCAATGGCTATTGATGACTGGGAGAATATAACCGCTCATATTATCGAATACGAGCCTCAGGCCTGGCAGACGATACTTAAGTGGCATAAGGTTAATACGGACAAGATAAATGCATCTGAGATCAATATGATAAGGGCTGTTCGCGCGAAGATGGAGATATACATACACCGATTTGCTCTTATAGCGTATCTTATTGAGGTTGTGACATCGGAAGGGAATGTAATGCCATATAAGGTTAGTGAATCGGCTTCAATTAAAGCCTGTAAGCTAGCTGATTACTTTTTGGAACAGATTATATCACTACGGAAGAATGAACCTGCTGAACGGCTTGAATCACCATGGAAGGATCTTTATGATATGCTCCCAGATGATGAGCGTGAATTCGAGGTCATGCATTACATGCAGGTTGCAAAGATGATGGGTGTAAATGAACACTCAGCTAAGACATTTTTGCAAAGGAATGTTGGGAAGTTGTTTGCTAAAGCTAAAAGAGGGTTTTATTACAAAATTTGAAAATGAATCTTTGAATCTTATTTGAATCTTTTGTATTTACTGATTATTAGTTAGTTATGGGTGGAATATTCAAAGATTCAAAGATTCATAAAGTAGTAATATAGATACCCATCGTACGTTAGTACTATTTTTATATTAATTATTAGATAATATATAGTATATATAATGATAATTAAGCCACTTTATGTAGTATAAGGTATGTATATGAATCTTTGAATCTTTGAATCTTTTTAATGTAAGTTGTTGAAGTACTGTTGTTAATAAGGATTCACTAAAGATTCAAAGATTCAAAAACATAATCACAATGACACTAGAGCACAAAAAACAGATCATAATAGATTTTATCGACGCAGATCGCAAAGGATTGTTCCTAGATGCTCCTGCATTCGTGCCAGGAATAGGCAAGACACCATCCGTTAAGCTGCATGTTGAAGACTGTTTCAGAATAATGGTAGAGAACCCCAAAAACGAGCAGTTAAAGGATGGTATGCTGTCGTACATTGAAATGTTTACAAAGTATGTTACTGGTTGATGAAAGCTTCAATTTTGGATGTTACTTCCTTAAGTACCTCCTTAGCTCTTGACTCGTCATCTTCGGTCACTCGCTGCACACCGGATTTGTTTTGGGTACCAGCAAGCTTGTTTCCTAGCTTGATCCTGGCATTCTTACTATCGGGCCACATTAGCCTTGCTAACTCCGCCTTTGTGATAATCGGGTTATCCTCTAAAAACTGCTTTAAGTCCATAAAACAAAGGTATGAAAAAATATATTACAAAAAGTATATATTTTATTTGCATTATATATTACAAATGTTATATATTTGTGGGGTAAACAAAAACAATAAAAGTTATGAAGTTTTTTGAATTAAAGGTCGGACAAAAGTTTATGTTCGAGGGAAAGATCAGAAATAAGATGTTCAAAGTTGTATCTGAAACCGGAAAGGGAACAATTATCGAAAACCTGGCTACTAAAGAACAAGTCGAAATCAAATGCCACAACAAGAAGTTCCATTTCGATGTTGAGCTGATGGACTCAGGTAAAACGATAGTCCTGGAAGAAGGAGAGGTTAAGCATCTTACTGAAATCCTCCACGAAGCTTACAAGGTGTCAGCAGAGAAAGGTGAACCGGAGGAAGTAAGATCAAGTATCAACAAGTTGTACAAGAAAATTAAAGGTTAAACCAAAAGGGCGGTGTAAAAGCCGCCTTGATTAAAATAAAACATTATGAGAACACTAAAGGAAATAAAAGATGATGTATGTATCGATTACGGCTACTACAATTATCAGTCAGCTGTAGAAGCTTTTAAAAATGGAACTTTAAAGGTAGTTCTATTCAACTCAATAGTCAATGAAATAGGCAGGGCGGTAGCACGTGAAGCATTAAGCAATGCAGCGGACAATTTTACTATTGACGACTTAGAAGTATCAGAAGGTGGTCAAATATATTATGATACAATTAGCCATAATATCCAAGATGAAACTAACATACCAAAGCTATGAGCAACTACAATTTCAAAGGCAAAAACGGCATACAGGTGAAAGTCGTCACTTTCTCATCAATGCCGGACTATATTTTTTCTATCGAGCAGTGGTACGATGCCGGTGGATGGAAAGGATTAATAAAAGACGGAGCTATTCCCCTTAGAGAGGTAGACAAAGTCGTCGATGGTGTTATGTCCCCAAAAGATTTTTATTCACTTGAAGCTTGGGAGGGATAATCATTCTTTACTATATTTTATTGAACGTATAGAGAATTGGTATATCAGCCCGAACACGCTGTTTAGGTGACGACTTAAATTTGCAGTAGGGTGTCTCCTGGTTAAAGTCTAGGTGCGCTCACGTTTACACTTCATAACTTCCCAATACGGCCCCTTCTGAAAAGTTGGGGCTTTTTTATTATACTACATTTTGTAGTATAAAAGTTATTGGTTAAATTTGTGATGGAGGTAAATTATAATGGCTAAGAACGGGAATATTCATCCTACACGTATTTTCAAGACACCTGAAGAACTTGAATCAGCATTTGAGCTGTACAAGGAAGATCTTATTGAGCAGGGTAAAGAATGGATGAACGTTCAGTATGTCGGTAAAGATGCTAACCGCGTATCTGATCCAATGAAAGTACCAATGACATTAGAAGGATTTGAAAGGTTCTGCCGCAATAATTATGGTGAAGTAGGTCAGTATTTTGATAACAAAGATAGTCTATACAATGACTTCGTTGCCATCTGTTCGCACATAAGAAAAGAAATCAGGGAAAATCAGATCATTGGTGGACTGCTTGGTGTTTACAATGCCAGCATTACCCAGCGCTTAAATAGCCTTACTGACAAGCAGGAGATCAAAGCAGAGGTAAAAGCTGATATCAAGACAGAAGCCAAAATAGACCTATCCAAATTATCATTAGAAGAAAAGATTGCGCTGAGGGATTTGCAGAAGAAAGTGAGAGGGGATGACAGCGGAGGAACTACTATCGATTGATGAGGATCAACTTACAGCCGATATATGTCGGGATTCGTTCTTTGAGTTTGTAAAAGAGTTTTGGAGTGTCATAATTCCTGAGGTGCCAGTATACAACTGGCATATCAAGTTTTTATGTGACCAGTTACAGGATACTGTAATAAGGGTTAAGAACAGGCAGGATAAGTTATATGACGAGATCATAAACATTCCTCCAGGAACAACAAAGAGTACGATATGTACCGTTATGTTGCCAGCATGGGCTTGGGCAGTTGATCCGACACTTCGAATCATCACAGGGTCATATTCTGCTTCATTAGCGACAGACCACGCTGTTAAGTCCCGGGATATTATCAAGTCTGAGAAGTACAGAAGATTGTTCCCAGAGGTTCAGATCAAGAAGGACCAGGATAACAAGACGCAGTACAAGAATACTAAGAATGGGGAGCGTTACGCCACATCTGTTGGCGGTACGATAACAGGGATACACGCACACTTGATCATCATTGATGATCCGCTTAACCCAAAGCAGGCATCTTCTGATGCTGAGAGGGCAAGTGCTAATGAGTGGATGGATACTACGCTATCAAGCCGTAAGGTAAATAAGGCGGTTACTCCTACAATACTTGTTATGCAGCGATTGCATGAGATGGATCCAACAGGTAACTGGACAGGCAAGAAGGGAAAGGCACTAAGGTGGTTTAAACTACCAGGGCGAATCACTTCAAAAGTACGTCCGGTGCCTGAGGAACTATCAAAGTATTATGTTGATGGGTTGCTTGATCCAATAAGGCTATCTGATACTGTTTTAAAGGATCAGAGGTTAGATCTAGGTGAGTATGGATATGCAGGTCAGTTCGATCAAGATCCGGCTCCTGCAGATGGTGGTATCTGGAAACGTTGGATTATACCTATTGATGACCATGTTCTTGATGGAATGCTTGCTCAGAATCAGATCAAGAAGATAGGTACCGATTGGGATTTGGCTTATACAGCTGACGACAAGAACAGTGCTAGTGCATTTGTTACAGCAGGGGAGTTTGAAAAGAATGCTTACATCACTGATATGGGCTTCGATTGGCTTGAATTCCCACAGCTCATGGATTACATGAAGAAACGTAAGTCACCGCATTACATTGAGGCAAAGGCAAGCGGGAAGAGTGCTAAGCAGACATTAGTAAACCAAGGGATAGCATCTAAGGAAGTTAAGGTAATAGGAGGCGATAAGGAAGCAAGGGCGCACATGGCAACACCATACGCTGAACGTGGATCAGTGTACTGCCGGGCTTCATTGCTTGAGTTCTTATATACCTGTGAGAGACAGGGTATATTGAAGTTTCCGAATAATGAACATGATGACTTACAGGATGCTCTAGTGCAATCAATTCAAAGGATTTTAGGTAAAAAAGCAGGATTTGTAGTATAAATTATGGAAGATCTGATCAAAGCACTTCAGATATTTTTGAAGTATAAAAATGACAAATATCCGACTCATTGTGAACATGATGAACTAATGATTGGGTCTATTCATATAGATGAAGTCAGTAAAGATGATATTGATGAGTTGGAAAAGCTAGGCTTCCATTGGAATCCAATCGAAGAATATTTTTATAGCTTTCGTTTTGGATCGTGCTAAATAGAGGAAATATGGTAGATATAGTGAAAGGGATTAGGTCACTCATCGGTAGTGGCAATGTGAAAGGGAATGGTCTACCATATCCCTCTTGGCAGTTTTTAGGGGACATGTGGGTGCAAATGAATGATGATGGTCGTAACTACATCAATAAAGCATGGAAAGCCAATTCATACATCAGAGCAATTACCGATCATATCGCTGACAAGGCAAGTGATGCACCAGTCACAGTATACAAGATAAAAGACAAGAAGAAGGCTGCTGCATTCCAGGCTATCACTAAAGGCCAGTGGAGTGATGAGGTATTCAAGAAAGCAATGGTGCTCAAAGCACAGGCTTTTGATGAGGTAGAAAACCATGAGTTCGCCAATCTCATCAATGGCAAACCTAACACCTACCAAACTGGTAAACAGCTAAGACGTGAATTGCATGGTTATAAGATCGTAACAGGCAATAGCTATATGTATGCTTCGGTTGTTGGGGAAAAGTACTCTGATGGCATTAAACCTGTTCGATTGTGGTCAATCCCATCGCCTTGTGTCAATATCATATCAGGAGATAGAGTTAATCCGGTAAAAGGATATAAGGTCAGCTATTATGGTGATGATGCTATTGATCCAAGACAGATAGCCCACTTCAAAGAATTGAATCTTGTTACTGATGTGACGGGCAATCAGTGGTTATATGGCCTTGGTCGTCTTAGCTCCGGCCGTGCTACTGTAGGGCAGTTTGAACAGTCGGAGCGAGCGCAGGGTACATTGTTCAAGAATATGGGGCCATTGGGTGTTCTAGGTAGTACAAACGCGGAAAACTCACTTGATGAGGAACAGGCTATTGCAATACAGGATAAATTTGAGCAAAAGCATACAGGTGTTGTCAATGGGGGGAAGATTATAGCTACAGATAAAAGTGTTAGCTGGACAGCTATAGGTATTAGCCCGGTTGATCTGAATCTGATTGAAGCTAAAGGTGATCTATTACAGGAGATATGTGCACTGCTTTACAACTATCCCAAAGAACGTATTACAGGAAGCCAAAACACGGCATCACAGGGCACAGCCGATAAGCAGGTAATCACATCGTGTGTGTTGCCGTTATTGCGTGACTTCGATGATACAATGACGTTCTATGTTCGTCAGGCTTACAATGATGATTCTTTGGTAGTGATAAGTGATACACAGTATTACCCGGAGCTACAGCAGAACATGAAGGAGCTTGCCGAGTGGCTGGGTAAGGCTTGGTGGATCAAGGTCAATGAGAAGCGCAGGGCGATGGATTACGATGAGGTGCCGGACGGTGATGTGATGCTGGTGCCATCGGGCATGTCTCTATTATCTGATGTGGTCACTCCGGCTGCTGATGTTGATTTGAATATGTTGGATGAAAATAATGCACTTTAATTAAAAATTATGAGCGATAAATCACAAAATTACGATTCATTCTTAGAGAATGAGATTGTAGCTAACAAACAGTTAAGAAAAGATTTGGACGAAAAGATACAGATTGTCGTAAACCTTCCTAAATCACGTGAAAGATCATTGGCGATAACAAAGCTTGAAGAGGCTGTTATGTGGCTAGGCATGGATTTAAAGAGACTTGGTGCTCAGAATCCATACCCATCATCAAAAGATCCAAATACCGGCAGTATTGTAGAACCTACGGCGGATGGTTTAAAGTTTAGCAGTCATGGTTAAAAGCAAACTATTAGTTGGAGTATCAGGCGTGCTCACACAACATCAGGAGCAGATCATCAAAGAGAAAATTAATGCATCAGTACCTCACGTTGAGGTTGTATGTGTGCCGTTTATGGTGGGCAGTCATTTGATAGAGGAATCGGATATTCAGCTCAAGGTAGATAGTGGTAAGTTCGTTGGTAAAACAAATAACAATAGGCAGCGATGAAGAGAGTAGAACAATATAGCTTACTCATAGCATTCTTTATGCTTGTAGTGATGATCGGATTGGGGCTGTGGCAGGCTATCTGCTATTTGCCTGAGTTATACCATGCGCCTAGCGCGTTATTGGTGTTATGTCTGTTAGTTTATGGCGTGTGCCGTGTTTTGAGAGGGGGTAGATGATGGAGTTAAGCAAAAGAATTAAAACTATTTTTTTTATTGCTACTGTAGTATTTTGGATTGGTGGCATACTTTCAATGATTGAACATAATATGTCCTTAACTCTCGTTTGGGTTTTATACATATCCGTTATTGGTTTTACAATGGCATTTGCATATATCGATGAACCCAAAAACAATACATAGACAGTTCCTTCAACGTCAGGGAGTGTATGAGCGTAAGTATGCACGTCAGTTCTTTGCATTGCTAAAGAAACAATATAAAGAAGCTGCTGCAGTATACCCAAGTCCGTACACTGTCAATCCTGAGGACTATCGGCCAATACTGATAAAGCTATACACTGAGGTACTGCCACGGGAAGCAGAGCAGACATGGAATGACTTCGTTAAGCCATTGGCTGGTGATCGCAAAGACTTCTTTGATACACTGATGCAGATACTTGGTATTACCACATCAGAAGGCGAATGGATAAGGATATGGCGTGATACAGCAAGGGAGTGGCTAAGCTTAAATATACTCACTAAAATACAAGGAATAGCTCAGACAACCCAACGATCAATAGCCAAGGTAATCGAGGATAAACTTAATGATCCTGCTGGTACCAGTATCGCAGAGATCAGTAAGACCATTGAGCAGGCAGCAGATGGAGAAGTCAATCAGCAAAGATCTGTACTCATCGCTCGCACCGAGACAATGATGGCAATGAATAAGGGCAGGAGATTGTCGATGATGTCGTCTAACCTGCTCTGGCAAAAGAAATGGTTAGATACACCTGATAAGCGTACAAGGTTATCACATCGCCTCATTGCAACCGAATCATATCGAGATATGGAACAGCCATATTGGCTAATCAATAAGAATGGACAGCTTGAACAGGGGCAATATCCAGGAGATCTGCAGCTAAGTGCTGAAAACGTGATTAATTGTCGGTGTACGGAAATGTATGAGGTACAAAGGGATGCTGAGGGAAGGCCAGTAAGACGAAATGCACCAGTGCCTGTAGAAGCGTTGGCTGTAAATATTTAAACTACTATTTGTAGTATAAGAGAAAAGTATTATATTTGATTAATAAAAAACAAATACTTTCGTCTAGGCTTTCTAGGCACGATTTCAATAGTAGGAAGGTCGAAGATCCGACTATTGCCCAACTTACAGTTGTGAAACTGAATCGTTGGAAATCTGGGGAAGTAGCTCAGCGGCTAGAGCAATAGAGACTAATCTATAGGACGGTGGTTCGAATCCATCATTCTCCACAAATACTTTTCATAATTTAGGTTTATAATTGGTTAGTTTAAAAGCTCTGGTGCCCATCACTAGGGCTTTTTTCGTAAAAAAATAAAAATATTTTATACTACATATTGTAGTATAAGTTTTTTGTATTATATTTGGTTAGTGCTGAGGGATTTTTGTGAGTTTGATTTTTAATTACTCTTGTGGAGGAAGCCCTAATAGCAATGTTAGGGCTTTTTTAGTGATGTATGGGAATGTTGGAGTATAAAGATTTTGAAGGAGGGATTGTTGATGTTGACACAACATCTCGTCGCATTGTAGCGAACTGGTCAGGCCTTGGAAATAAGGACTTTGACGATGATGTCATCCATAAGAATGCTTATGACAAAACCATTAAAGAACGTGGCCCGCAAGGTAAAAACCTAATTTACCACATTATTGACCATTGGGCATCCATTAAAAACATCGTAGGATCAGTACAGCAAATTGGTGTCGTTGGTAATCACCTTCAGGCTGTAACTATAGCATCAGATACCACTTTGGGCAATGATGTATTGAAGCTGTACCAGGATGGTGTTATCAAGCAGCATAGTGTTGGATTTAGACCTATTGAGGTTGAGAAGTTCCCTGAATATCGCTTGATTAAGCAGATCCAACTATTTGAGGGATCATCTGTGTTGTGGGGAGCCAATGAAGATACTTACACTGTCAGTGTAGGTAAATCACTTTTGAAGAATCCGCAGGATGTCATGGATGAGTTAGACAACTTATACAAGGCATTCCGTGATGGAACATACTCTGATGAGACATTCGGTCTATTGGAGATAAGAATCAAAACTATTCAAAAAGCAATATCTGAATTTCTTGCGCCGGCTGATGGCAGCCACGCAGGTGGGTCGCACATTGGTAGCACCGGTTTGGATGAGAGTAAAAAACTATTAGTTGAATTAAAAAATACATTCAAATGGAATTAAACGAATTAGTGCAGGAGGTAAAGACGGGTTTAGAATCGTTTAAGACCGATGCTCAAAAAAGCATTTCTGAGCAAAAGACTGCTTATGAAACATTGAAGGAACAAGTAGAAAAGCTTGCAAAGCTTGACGGTATTGCTAAAGCCGAGGATATCGAACAGATCAAGAAAGATTTTACTCAGTTGGCTGTAGATATGAAGGAGAAAGGCGCAGCAGAGCCGGTAACATTCAAAAAGTCATTTGGTGGTGCTATTGATACTGTGAAAGATCAATTAGCTGGGTTTTCAAAGAAGGGTACTCAAAAACTTGATTTGTCAGTGGAGTTGAAGGACATGGATTTCGACAATTTTACTGCTGGAGCATTGGATATCCTTACATCACAAACATTGCCGGGAGTGTATGTAAAACCATGGTCACAATTATGGTTGCGTAATATCTTTCCTAATGCTTCTACTACGTCATCTACTATCAAATATTTACAAGAAGATGAGACCAAGAATGCTACGGATGGAGCAGCTGATATCTGGGATGGTAGTTTACCAATTGCAGATTTATTGGAGAAACCTGATGTAGGTTACAATTTCAAAGATGCAACTGCTGACGTTCATTGGATAGCTGGTATTGTGCGTATCAAGCGTGAGATGTTAGACGATATTTCGTTCTTACGTTCTTATATCCCACAACAATTGGTGTACGGTAAACGTGGTATTTTCATTCGTGAAAACACGTTGATCCTGGCGACAATGAATACCAATTCAATCGCTTATGATGGTGCTAAAACTATATTGATCGAGAAGTTGGCTGATGCAATTATCGGACAGATGCGTGATAACTATCATAACGCTTCCTATGTGTTGATGAACAACCGTGATTTGGCTGATCTGATCTTTATGAAGGCAACTGGTTCAGGAGAATACGACTTACCTAAAGTTGTTCAGTTAACAGGTACAGGTGACATTACTATTGCTGGTGTTCCAGTGATAGGATTACCTCAGTTCGCTAAAGGTACAGCTTTCGTAGTTGACAGTTCCCAATCGTTGTTTGTTTCTCGTATGCAACCTGAGGTTCGATTCTTCGAGGAGGACCGTGACAACGTTCCTAAGAACTTAATCACTATCCGGGGTGAAGAAAGAGCGACACATTTAGTGTTCGATCCTACTTCAATCATCAAAGTGACAACAGCTTAGTATTAACAATATAGGGAGGGTAAAACCTCCCTTAATAATATCCTAAAGAAATGGCAATATTAAGATATAACGCAAAGGTTTATGATGATACAGCTGCTAATCTAGCTACTGATCAGACTATTTATCATCCTAATGAGTTCATTTTTGCATCCGATACAGGAGTATTCAAGCGAGGTAATGGCGTAGACAAGTATGCAGATCTTGATCCTATCGGAGGTGGCGGAGGTGGAGCCGTTGCCTGGGCAGATGTCACAGGCAAACCAACTACATTTCCACCTGCAGCACATGCGGCTACATTGGTAAATGTTGCAGCAGATGCTACCAACGGAATTACAGCAGGAAACGCACAAGTAGTATTATCAGCTCTTGCAGCAAGAATTAAAGCATTAGAATCCGCTTAACAATGGACTACTACAAGAACATAGATAAGATTTGCGATATGCAAGTTAATGGCGCTGATAGACCAGTCAGAGGAGTTGAGTATCAATTCCTATCTGACTTGGCTGTTGAGCCTGTTACGCTTGATGATTTCAAAGCCCATTGCCGTGTTGATTACAATATGGATGACGCTTTGTTGACTCGCTATCTGAAGGCAGCAAGACAACACCTTGAGAAGGTAGCACAGCTATCATTTGGAGAGCGGAGTGTCCGTATGACTGCTTTGTCTATGGTTGATAACTGGAAGGTTATGTATGGGCCTGTTGATTCGGTTACAGTGCCTTACAATAAGTTTGGTAAGGATATCATCACTAACAGTGGTGGCACCAATGTGATCATTGAGTATACAACTAAATGGCCTATCGGTTTACCTGATGATATTGTAGTTGCTATATGCCGTTATGGAGCGTATCTGTACATGGTTCGTGAAAGTCTGGTGTTTTCTGTTAACAATGTTATACAGGAGCCACAGAAGCTGGCTGATGAAGCAGAGAAGATGGTTATGAAGTACGGAAATGTAACCTTTTTATAATGAAACGAGATGATTTCAGCAAACCGGTTAAACGAGCGGATAAACGTCATAAGAGCCACAGAGGAAGAGTTGCCAGACGGGAGCATAAAGAAGACCTGGATGACGTTACACTCTCCTTTTTGCGAAGTGGAGGAAAAAGACGCAAGTATTGATGTAATTGCCTCACAAGAGAATATTGGACAAGTAGCCATATTCACAATGAGGTATAATCCTGAGGTATTCTATCAGATCGGTGACAGGATAAAATGGCGTAGCAGGGAGTTCAAGATCCATTCCTTCAAGGTGGATTCACTGAGAACAAAAACTGTTATCATCGCGAAGATGCATAACGAGACAACTGAAATGTAATGGCTAAAAGGTTTGAAATAAGGACGGATGGACTTGACAAACTTTTAAAGAAGCTTGGGCCAAAGGGTCAGAAGGATCTTTTAGGGGAGGTTTCATCAGAATTCGAGATAAAGGCCAATGATATTAGGAATGAAGCTGTAAGTAGGGTTTCTGTAGATCAAGGTTTTCTACGAAACAGTATAAAGACTGATGGAAAAGATTTGACTTGGATGATCGATGTTACCGCTGATTATGCAAGTTATCAGGAATTTGGAACTAAAACTCTTGCCAATGTGCCATCTGAATTAAGAGATCTAGCAGTCTCAGTAAATACAGGTAAATCAAGTTACAAATCTTTTAAGCAAGCCATATTCGAATGGATTAAAAGAAAAGGAATACCAGAACAAGCTTTGTGGCCTATTATGGCTAAGATAATGAATGTAGGTGTTCATCCAAGGCCATTTATGGGGCCAGCAATAAAGAAAATAGAACCTACAATTCAGAAAGATATTGATAAAGTCATTCAAAGGTGGTTAGATAAATGAAAAACAAGAATGCAGAAATACGGACAGTTACTCTATCCAAATTGCTTGGAAAGATCAAGATAGGAACTACAGTCTTAAAAGGATATGCAAAGTTCCCAGCTGTAAGCAACACAGGTACGTATTACTACATTCCAACCCAAAGCAGAGACAACGCAAGCAGTAAACAGTATTTCAGCTCCGATAATACACTGCACATTGAGATAGTATACCGGTCAGTTGACGGTACAGATTTTAATGTGCTTGATGACATAGAAGACCAGGTAATGCAGATATTGGTTGTAAAAAATATGGTTGATATGCCACAGATTGAAGGTATTGTGGATTTTGACTACTTAGGATCAGAAGATTTAACGGACCACGACGGGACGTACGTAATATTAAGGCGAGTATTAAGATTTGAGGTTTCAGTAGATGAAGGATAGGACAAAGCTTTATGGCAAAATGATGGGAGTTACCGTTGAGAGTAAATTCATAAGCTGCGAGTTAGATTCTACACTCAACTTTGATAAGGATATGGTTCCTGTATCATCTGTTCAATCTGGGAAATGGGCGGAGTTCATTCCAGGTAAACGCAATTGGCAGATGAGTATTAACATGGCACTCCTTAAGTCAAAAGCACCACAGGACTTTAAAACGCTATATCAGGCATGGTTTGAAGATACAAAAATAACTGTAGCATTTCGGACCAGGTTAAATGTTGATCAGTTCTTAATTTTTGAGGGTGAAGGATATGTAAAGTCCGGCGATGCTTCTGCACCAAGATCAGGGTTAGCTACGGGTAATATGGTTATCATCGGTAGCGGAATACTGAACATGAGCTGGGAAGAATTTTGGTTGATAATTAATGCGCAACCGGCAAATGCAGACAAGCCTAACATAGTAGATACAACAGAATGGAGCTAAACGGAAACATAGTAGTTGTAGGTGATAATGCTGTATTGGTGAGTAACGTTTCCACTATCGACATTGAGAAGGATATCATAGACACGCCAACCGGAAAGCAACTGGTAAATCATAAAGTTGCTATAGCTATTGATCCTTATGGGAAGCTTAATGTAGAGGATAAGGTACAATTAGCTTGGAAGGGAGATGATGGCGTACAGAGAAGCTATGATGGTGTAGTTACAAGGTATTCTGATGTTAGATGTACAGTTAAGATTACAAGCGATAATAATAATTATAAAGAAATATTAAGGAGGGCTAAGGAATGGCTAATAGTGTAGGGATAGCAGGGAAACTGCTTAGTGTGAAGTTTGGAGATAAGCGCATCAAATGCCAAGCAGATTGTACTTTGAATTTTACCAATAATTACGATGAAGAAGAAGGGTGTAAGCCTGAAGGTGTGACTTTAGTATCAGAAGGAACATGGATTGAAAGAACCTTGAATACTCAGGATTGGTCTGTATCCGTTTCGCAACGCATGTTCTTGGATGACCTTGGAGGTGCGTCCATTACTCCAGCTGATATCATTGCATTGAATATCGCTGGAACGGTAGACGCTGAGATTGAAGTTTCAACAACACCAGGACAACATAACCTAGAAAACGAGTATATCGTAACAGGTAATGTGGTTATCGGATCTATCAACCTCGAAGCGCCTATTACCGGCAAGGCAACAGCTCAGTATGAGTTCCCTGGTAATGGACAGCCGACACAATCGTTGGTACCAGTAGCACCATAACAATGGCTATCGAGGTCACAAAGCTTAATAGGATAAACTCCACCCATGTTCATATACATTATGATGTTTGGGTGGATTCCTGTAAAGCATGCTCGTTGAAGCACAAGGTGTGGTTAGTACAGACAAGTAAAGAATTAACAAAAAAACAAGCAAATGAAGTTATCAGAAAGGGGCTACATATTTGGCCTAGGCGCATTCAGAAGGTATAAGGAGATAACTGGCCATGATATTGAGCACTTTGAAATGGCGCTATTGCCTGAATTCGTTGTTGATTCAGCTGGTGTACCAGTTTTGGATGGCGATGGTAACAAAGTTCCATTGAGGCCCATTGATCTGATTGAGTCATCATACAGGTGGGCAATTATGCTTAAATCTGCAAACGATGTTCATTGTAATATAAACGGTGGTGATAAATTGAGCGTTGATGAATTCACTGTTTTGTTGGACCAAGCTGATCAGGTGGAAAGCAATACTTTAATGGATAAATATCTTGGCAGCAATTACCTTGGTAAAAAGATGAGAGAATACTATGGTATTCCTGAACCATCAAAAGAGGCTCCTAAAACAAAAAAAAAGCCATCACCACGGGCGAAGCCACAATCTTAATGCTCAAAGCAGGCTATAAGCTTGTTGAAACAGAAACTATGACATTGAACGATGTAATGTTGGTCATGGAATCTCAGACCAAAAAAGATGAAGATAACTGGAATATAGCAAGAACACTTATAGCATCGGTTATCAATCATTCTGGCTTTGGAGTCACAGAAGCTATAAGCCCAACAGATGTAATGCATCTGAGAATGGATGATGAAGATATCATAAGGCCGATTACAACGGTAGAAGAAGCGATTGAATTAATAGAGGGGATGTAATGGCTCAATTAAAGACAGTATTAACGGGTGATGCAACATCATTGACAAATGCGATGAAGCAGGCTGAGCAATCAGCTGCAAGTGTTTCAAAATCATTTCAACAAGCTTCATTATCAACTCAGCAATGGGATGAGGCTGCAAGACGCAATAGCTTTGAGCAGTATAATGCATCTTTGAAAAAAGTTAATGCTTCTACTAAGGAAGTATCATCATCATCACAACAGGCAGAAGCTAATGTAACTAAGTTAAATAAATCTGTTAAAGCTGGGAGTGGTGTAGCTGTAGAGTTTACCAGAATTGTGCAGGATTTACCATATGCAGCCAATAACATTGGATCAGTAGGTAATAACATTACCCGGGCTTTTGAACTGTTTGGATCTCTCAGAGAACGTGCAGGCAGCACTTCCGTTGCTATCAAATCTGTATTTTCATCCCTATTGTCAAGCGGAAATTTAGTTTCATTGGGTATCAGTGCTGTTATTACTGGTTTCACCATGTGGCAGATGCACTCTCAGAAAACTAAAAGAGAAACTGACAATTTAACTGATGCTATCCAAAAACAAAGAGATGCTGTTGAAAACTATTTAAAATCACTCAATGCGGTATCAAGAAGTTCCGCAGAAGCGGCTTCAAACTATTCTAAGGAATTTACAGAGCTTAATGTACTATTCGGTGTTATCAGATCGGGGACCACTACTCGGGAGCAGCAGAACATTGCTGTAGAAAGACTTCAAAAGTTATATCCTGACATCTTCGCTAATATGACCAGGGAATCTATTCTTGCCGATGAGGGTGCCAGAGCATATGACCGATTAAAGAACAGTATAATTCAGGCCGGTATTGCTGAAGCAGCAAAGAACCTTAGTGCAAAGGCAGCAGAGGATTATGTTAAAAATACTGTTGCTGGTCTACAAGCCACAAAGGATGCTACCAAAATATTCCATGAGTATAACAGGGCTATTGCTGCCAAAAACCTCCTGGAAAGAGATGCAGCTAAATATCTAGGTCAGGTTATTACTGTTAATGGTGTAAACTTTAAGGTGCAAAAAGATAATTCTTTAGCTATAACCCAGCTTAACACTATCATAAATCAGCTTGGAAGAGAATATACTGCAGCTAATGATAAGACTAAGACTTTCATTAATACTAGTGCTGAAGCTCGTAAAAACATGGACGAGTTCAATAAGGTCGCTATAGAGTCTGCTCCGGCATTACAAAAGAATACAGGTTTAATTGGTGAACTTCAAAATAAGATTTCTAAGCTGGAAGCGCAACGCCCGTTTTTGAAAACAAAGGAGGACATCCAAGAGAATATCAAGCAGGTAGAAGGTTTTAAGAACGAGCTAAAAAGCTTAGAGGCTCCTCTTGAGGATCAAGCCGGGCTTATTGGTGAAGTAAAGAACAAACTTAAACAGCTCAATAAAGAGAGGCCGTTCTTAAAAACAAAAGAAGATATTCAGGCAAATATACAGGAGACAAATAAGTATAAAAAAGAATTAGCGGAGCTGGAAAAAGGTTTAAAAAAGACAAGAGAAGCAAGGGTATCTACTGCTGCACCAAGGAATTTTATTGATCAGGTAAAGGATATCGGCCAAAGAGGTGAGTTTTCCGTACAGGTTTCACAAGCTACTGGATTAGATGAACTATTGCTTAAGAACAAGCAAAAATATCAGGGCTATTTAGATAACCTTGACAAACTTGAAAAAGACAACAAGGGTAAGAATGTAGCGAATGCTAAAGCCACACAAGATGAAATAAACAAGACTCGCTTAAATCTTATTCAGAATAGGGAAGCAGAGGCTAAACAGATAGAGCTAGATTACAACCAGTCTACACAAGACACTATCACTAAAATATTAAATGATGCTGGTGTTTCTCGTGTTAAATCAAGACAACAGGAACTGGATGCAAGCAAGAACTATTTCAATGAGCTTGAAAACCAGTACCGTAATAATTCTGCAGTGTTGCAGGCTATTACCGAAGCCCGTAAGCTTGCTGAAGCATCTATCAATGAAAAGTTTGATGCAAAGGCTTATGAAGGTGTCAAGAAAATGTATGACAAGATTGAGAAGCTTGAAAACAAACCTTTCGCAAAGAATTTGAAAGGTGATGATCTAAAAAAGGCTATTGCAGATCGTTTGGCTGCTATTGAGGATATCTACAAGAAGATAGATGAGTCTCTTAAGGCTATGGGTGTTAAGGATACCAGTAAGATCATGGGAGGTTTGAAACAGAGTTTTGATACAGTAGCTGGCAATGCTCCCAAACAAGGAGATAGAGAAGATGAAGAACTTAACAAGCGCCTTTCAAAGGTTGTTGAATCAAGCTTCCGTCAGGGATTCAGCAGTATTTTCGATAGTATAGATGACTTAGGAAGTAACTTTTATGAAGTATTCAGTAATACTTTCAATAAGCTTTCCGGTAGTGTAATCAAAACTTTTCAGAACCTTATCGCTACTGAGCTGGGAAACAGTTTCAGTAAGTTATTCAATGGAGATGATAATAAGAAAGGTTTCAAAATAGCTGGTTTACCTGAAGGGGTGTCCAAAGGTGTTGTAGCTGGACTTGGTATTGCTGGTGGTTTGGTTTCCAGTATGTCAGGTAAAACAAGCACAGGAGGACAGATAGCTGGGGGCGCATTGAGCGGCGCGGCTGCAGGTGCAGTATTGGGACCTTGGGGCGCGGCTGCAGGTGCAGTAATTGGAGGTGTATCTGGATTCTTTAGTGCTAAGAATGCACAAAAACAAGAGAAGATAGCTGAACAGCAATTATCTGAGTCGCGTAAACAGACAGCTTTACTTCAATATCAGAATGCTCTTTCCTATCAAAGTAATGTGATTGGTCAAAAGACAGTAGATGGTATAGTAACAGCTGTAGATCGTAATTCAATGGGACAGTTAGTTGCAACAATAGCAGGTAAAGATATCAAGGTAATTTTAGACAGGAATGGAGGGACGAGATGATAAAGTATACTGTACGATATAAAAGTTATGATGAAACACAATGGCGCGTAGATATTGACATACCGGGTTATACAGGTGATCCGATATTTGTCAATGGTAAAGCTGATGAAGCGGGAATCATGTCATTTGATGGTACAACAGATGAGGTCTGGGAATCACCTATTGTCAATACTAATATGCTGACTACCATGGTGAGCAGGGGACAGATCGATGTTAGGGAACTGCAACGAGCAAAGGACAGGCAATTCAGGTATTTTTTATACCGTGAAGATGTATTGAAGTTCTCAGGATATCTGATTGTTGATAACATGCAGCGCGTATTCAATGCGCCGCCTTTTGATGTTCAGATCAGCGCAACTTGTGGGCTTAACCTGTTAAGCGGTATACCCTATGTCGGATTTGGAGGTGAAATTGGTACACGTATACCACTTAATTATCTACGCAGAGTATTGATGAGTACAGTGTTATTGGGAGTTGATATCCCCATCAGATGGTCCATGAGGTTACGTAACAATAATCCGCTGATCACTGGTGATCCAATGACATCTTTAATATGGGGATCTACAGGAGAAAGTTATGCAGATTATGGTACTCAGGCTAAATATTGCGATTATATTATTGAGGGAATTTGTAAGGCATTGCAATGCCGGATATTTCAGGCTGATGGTGCTTGGTGGGTTCTGGATATCATGGAACACATGAAAGATGTTATTGATTATGCTGAATGTGCCAATAGTTATGGTGAACCAGATATAACATATCATACAAGAACACTTAAGAAGACTATAGGTATTGATTATGGTTTTGCTAAGGAAGATTCGCTATTTCTTATTAAGCCTGCGCTTTCGGGTGTTCAGGTTAAATATGAACAGGATCAGAATGATAATATTATTTATAATGGCAGCTTGGATTTATGGTCAATAGGCGTTTTCCCTTTACATTGGGCTAAAGATGCTAATGTTAATTTTAATAGTTTAAATGCTATTACACAGAGGCAAGGTAAAGCAATAGAACTTTGGTTGGCAAGTGGGAATATTGGAGCATTCAAAATGGAACAATCCTTACCTATTGAATCACATTTACTTTATACAACACTTTCGTGGGGATTTTCAGTATTACCATTGAGTGGCTTTAATACCGATATTAACGGATTTATAGACTGGGCACAGAATCCATTTAAAGTTTCTATAAGATATACCATTTTAGAAAACGGTTCACCAGTAGATTATTTTCTAAATGAATTTGGATATTGGTGGAACCAAAACACAGCAAGGGCAAATCAGGAAATTAGGCAAGGATACAATTCCGGAAACTATTTTATAGGATTTAATAAAGACCGGAATTTCTTTCCTGGAGACGTGGTAAATGTCCAGTTTATAAGAAATGGAAGTTTGGAAACATATGAGTTTATTTTTGATGAAGTTACCCCATATATTGACGGGCTAAACAGAGTAAATGATGGTATTCCTGATACTACATTTGTAACAACTACTTTGGGGCAGAATATTGTTATCAACAGTACACCTACAAATCCATTAAATGTTTCCTCAATAAAGAAAACCCCTGACTCTGTTGAAAACATCAGAATCACAGTTGCAAACCTCAAGCTTAATGATGTTGCCAATGTGGAGTTTAACGGCCGGATGGAGGTTAAGATCCCTGATCCGGGTATTATAAATGCAAGCACCAACGCTGCTGTAGGTAAACTCATGATGGAGTTCAAGGTAACAGGAGCTCAGCATTTTGTCCTTGATGAGATATGGATGAGTGTCAACAGCAACAGCGATATCTATAAGGCTACATTGAATGACAGTGCTAAGGTTGAAGAATATTCACTGAAGATATCCAGTTCTTTTAGTGGATTCTATTACAGCAACTTTATGCGTACCTGGGGCAAGTCGAATGAAGATTATTTGTTCAAGGATACTGACGGTTATGTCGGTTCACTGACAGCGCAATATGCGAGGTCTATCATGAAATTCCGAAATATGCCGCTTGATATATTCAATGGAACCATAAACACAAGGGGATACGATTGGAGTTTCTTGGATAACTACGATATCGTTGAGACCGATGGCAGGTTTATTCCGCTCACACCCACATACAACACTGAAAGAAATGAGGTTAACCTTATCGCTATAGAAGCGAGAAACGATTCAGATATTGATCTGAACATTGTCCATCTTCCTAGCGAAAAGAATCAGAAATAAATATTATACATTATACGATGGCAGAGGAGTTAGATTTAGAGGGGAAGGTATTAGATGCCAGAGTCCGCCAAAAGAAAGATACATTAGCTAAATGGATGGCCAATGAGCTTATCCTATTGGATGGTGAGCAGGCATTTGTGGTTGATGCAGGTGGTCAGCCAATAAACTTTAAGATAGGTGATGGTACCAAAAAGTTTGCTGATTTGCCATACTGGATCGCTTATGATCAGGGACAGTATGTTGCTGTCACAGGAACAGTATTACCTACACCAACAGCGACAGTAGGATATTCAATTGTTCCTGAGGGAACTTATACAAGAGCCGGTCAGGCCAATGTTGTTGTACCTACTGGTGAGCTAGGTGTACTTAACTTCGGGTCGGATACCTGGAGCTTAGGAAGCAGTGTAGCTTTGCCTACTCAGGATATAAGTGGTAAGGCCGATACGGTTAATGATGAAGGTCAGGTGGTACGTGCTCCTGAGGTTACAGAAGATATTTATATCTCTATTGCCGGTACAGACTATGGCAATGGTTCAGGATTTTATTCAAAAAACACGGGTGCCGTAGTTGCATCTACCGGGCGCAAAAGGATTTTATTCCCTATAGAATCTAATTCAACAAATCTTGTTATTTCAGGAAGCATCGGAGGCGCTTCATTGGTGGCATTGGCTGTGTATTTCGATTCTTCAATGACCTATTTAGGATTTGAGGAAGCTGTCGAGTCAGGAGAAGAGACCTTTACACGATTTGCTTTAAATCCTCCTTCAAATGCACGATTTATTGGTACTGGCACATTTAACGCAAGGGAGCAAATTAAGCTTGAAAAACATTTAACATCAGGTAAGTATAAAGAAGCTGTATTTAAAGGTGATGAATACTTAAAAACAGAGATTGCAAATGAGACAGTTACCAAAGCCGACACAATAACAGATGAAGGTCAGGTGGTGCGTGCTCCTGAGGTATCGTCTGTGAGCTACCAAAATGTTGTGGGAACTAGCTATGGTAATGATTCCGGTTATTATCGATATGATACAGGCGCTGTAGTTGCTTCCGCTGGTCGTAAAAGAATACTTTTTCCGATCGCAGACAACAAGAGATTTGCGATAACCACCACCATGACTGGAGCTGCAAATCTATCTCTAGGTGTCTTTTTCGATGAGAATATGGCCTACCTAGGTTATTACCAACGTGTTCAAAGTGGTACAGTAAGCGTGGTCAGGCAAGAAGTAACAGGAATTCCAGCTAATGCAAAATTCTTTGGGGCAGCAAACGGGAATTCTCAGGGGGCAATTGTACTGGAGGAGATTTTGGATGTTCCTGTTTTTAAATCCGTGGCCTTCAAAGAGGACGTTTATACTAAAGAACAGTTGAAACCTTTATTGCACTCTATTATTTTCAGATGCCATGGAGATAGTACAACGTATGGAGCTGACTTAATAGATCCATTAATTTCAAGATGGACAACATTGCTGCAAGCTGCTTATCCGAACTTTATCTTTCAAAATTTTGGTGCTAGCGGAGCAAGGGCCGAAGAAATTACAGTAGTGGCAGGAGGAATGACTTGTGATATTACCATTGCAACAGGTATTATCAGCGCAACAGCAGCTACCACTCTTACGTTCGTCGATATTAACCCTTTACGCGTTGGAGGGGTAACCCAGATTGATGCTGCTTTGATATTGCCCAATGGAAATATGGTAAAGGGTGTATTAAATAGTAATTCAACTTTTACAGCATCAGGATTACAGGCTAATATTAATGTTGGTACCAATGTGCTAAGGGTAGCAAGCTTAACTGGTTCTGTCAGTCAAAAGAATATTGTTGTTATAGGTATGGGAGCTAACAATTACAGCTTTTTAAATGCCGGAACTCAAACTTTAGCACAGTTGAAACAATGGCATGTTAATGCGGTTAGCCAAGCTGAAAACTTCATGTTATGGGGTTGGAATGTCAGATCAGTAGCCGAGCTTACTTACATTATACCTCTTGAGGATTATTTAATAGAGAAGTATGGTAATAAATTCTGCCCCTTACGTCGGTATTTGATATCAGCTAAAGCTAGGGCTGACGCTCAATATATAGAGCCTACTTATGTACCTACATCCGACGATATAGCTGATGCTCAGTCTGGAGTAATACCCCGATCATTTAAGGTAGGTTTAGGATCTGCGCACCTAAATGAGTTAGGACACAATTTGCAGGCAAACTTTTTCAAAACATGGATTGATTTATATTATACTTTTTAGGATGGAAGATTTAATTAATGAGTTTATAAACAACAATATTGAGTTTAACATTTATGGTTGTAGCGATGGCTCTGAATATGATGTAAATGAGATCGTCGAAGATTTAGATCAATTCAAAGATAATTTAAAAAAATTAATACTTGAAGCTAGCGACATGCTTGGTAAAATAAAGGGGGAATCATGATGATAGCAAAAGATAGAATAAAAGAATTACAGAAATTGGTAGGTGCTTTTCCAGATGGAGTTATCGGTCGGGAAACCCTAACCAAGTTTGCAAATAAATTCGGCAGCACTAGAGTTCAAACGATCCATTTCTTTGCCAATATCCATCACGAAAGTGGAGGTTTTACCATTGTCAGAGAGAATATGAATTATACGGCTCCTCGTATTATGGAGATTTTTGGAATAGGCAGACATTCAGCAAAAATTACTGTAGCTGAAGCTGGTCGTTTAGCTGGTAACCCATGGGATTTGGCAGAGCGTGTATACGGTTTGGGGAATCCGAAAAAAGCTAAAGAACTTGGGAATACACGCCCGGGTGATGGTTGGTTATTCCGCGGGGGAGGTGCTTTGCAATGTACAGGCGGTTTCGATTACAAACGATACGGCGGACCTGAACTTTACAACAATCCTGACAATATTGGAGAGTCCGCTTACTATTTCACAACAGCTATCAAAGAGTTTGATGCAAAGAATATTTGGGCAAAGGCAAAAGATTTGAGTGAGCAGAGTATTCGTGCGGTATGTCTCGCTGTCAATGGAGGATATAACGGTCTTGACGATCGTCGGGCTAAGATTAATTATTATGCTAGTTTGTGGAAATAATGGCAGAGGAAAAGAAAGAGCAACAACAACCAACATTTTTGCAGATAGTTCGGCACCCTGTTACCTATGCACTTGTGGTAGTGGTTTCCGTTTTCTGGACGGTTTTGTATTATGTTACCGATCGGGGGGATAGTCAGAATGATAAGATGATCGAAATGCAGGATCGCCTTTATAAACAAATGATTGAAGAAGTTCGCAAACAGGTTACGCCTGCAGTGGACAAAGTAAATCAGGCTGCGACAAAGGTCGACAGCGCGGCAGTTAAAGTTGACAGTGTTGCCCAACAGCAGAAACTAAAGAAAGGAGGCAGGAAATGAAATGGTTCATTTTAATACTTATGATCAGTGCTACGTATTCGGATGCGCGACCGAAGGTTGAGGTAAAGGCTAATATTGCCAAACCTCTTGAAGAATTGGTTCCAAAACTGGACAGCCTTGCCGGAAAGCTTACCGATCTATCAAAAAAAATGCAATAGTTATGAGACTAATATTAATAACAATAGTCTGCATCCTGTTATCGGGGTGCGGACTATTCCGAAAAACTACAAAGGTCAATAAACATCTTGACGCTGTGTCTGTGTCCAGTGATGTAAACGTGTCTACTGAAACGACAACTGGTAAGGTGGATAAGTCTAATGAGACGTCGCAGTCAGCCTCTGAGGGCGAGGGGAAAGTGAAGGTATATCCAACACCTGGTACAGATGTTAAAGTAGCTCCTGACGGTTCAGTTACCTTTAAAGCTGACAGCATAGTGTCATATACCAAACATAAGACTAACCAGGCTAGGCAAATACTGAATGATATAAAGGAAGATCTTAGTCAAAAGATAGGTGTTTCGGTAAAAAAGGATAGTTCAGATAAAAAACAGGTGGATACAAAAGATATTGACCGTCGGCCAAGCGCTACAGGGATATTTTCAAATTGGATTGGATGGGCAATTGGATCTCTAATTGTGATATGTGGAGTTATTTGGTTTTTAAGGAGGAAATAAATATGGATACTATTTTGATTTAAACCTTTTGGAATAATTTTTGTTTAATAAATAGTAACTTTGCAAAAACATGGAAGGATATACTCATTTAGCAGAATTATACGGTTTCCGCTGTTGGTTCAATGAAGATACGAACGAGGTCAAAGGTACGAACTGGTTTAATGATCAAATGATTGAAATCATGACATGGATAGATGTAAAATTTGAAATTAATGATGGCTTTTATATAAAAGTGATCGAAAGGTTGTAAAAATAGAAACCTACTCACTCTAGGTCATAATTTTCGGTCTCTACAAAACTAAACTGATTAGATAAAAAGCTTACTTCTTAACGGGAATCTTGAACGGTCTCCCGTTTGGTCTTCTTATAACTTTCCCTTTTACGGTAATGGTCATGCGAAAAATATACTCCTGCTCTTGATCGTCGTTTTTTGAAACATTAGACTTACTCATTTTTAGAGATATTTTTAGTCAGGACTGCCTTTTTCAGCCCTCAATCCCTCTTTGTTTCTCCCAAAGGGAAGGGATTACTCGAATACTATCGAGACGACCTAAAAAAGCCCCGACCTTCTCGAGTGGTCGAGGCAATTTTTTTCTCCACATGGCTTTTTCACATCTTAATTTATTAATTGTTGAAAAGGTCTCGTGAATGAGGTTGTATTCTAATGTTTCGGTTCAAATGTATAAAATTTTGTATAACCAAAAAAAATATTCTGAAAAATTTTTAAAATTTTATTTCAAAATGATTTTATATAAACAAAACTAAAGACTAGTTGTTATTAATGTCTCCATTATAAAAAAACATTTCATTTGTAAAGGTCGAGTCCAGTAACTAGGCCTTTTTTATTCCTCCCAACCCAACTCATCAAGAAAAATTGTAAGTTCATCGGTTGTTAGCCAGCTATCATTATTACATAGCATTACCCATTGGTCTCCTCTATAAGCAATAGACATGATAAAGAGTTTGTTGATAAGAACCTGAATAGATCCACCTCCGTGCAAAACAGAAGCCTCAACAACTTGCTTTTGACCATCTACCTCGCATTCGAATGTAACAAACTTTTTCATTTGACAATATTACTAATAAATTTAGTTTTATGTCAATACGTGGAAATACGGAAAAGCCTAGATTGTTAGTCTAGGCTTTTCCGTATTATAATAAATTTGTATATTCTCCTTTGAAATCAAAACCATATTGCTTCCATCTCAGTGGTAGTTGTAGAGTTTTATAAGCATACGAAGTTAGATATTTAAATCCTATGCTCGGATATAGTGCCCCTGATCCTGAGTTGAATATGTTTAAAGTATGTGCCTTTGTTATGCTAAGTCCCAGATATTTTCTTACTAATCTTTCTTCTGGAGATAAATTGTGTAATCCTACACTTGGTAGTGGGTCTGGTTCTGTGATCTTCACACAATAGTCTGCTTCTTCATACACAGCTGTAAATATATCAACACTATCCTGTGTACTTAAGGTTGTAAAAGAAAAATTATTTAATGCATCTGCCATAAGCTGATGAAATGTTCCTGGGGAGCTAAAATAAGACGAACTAAAATCATCTGGACTCAATCCTGGTCCTAGAGGGGTAGTTACACCTCTCGATGTTCTGAAAACAAATTTCGTTGTATTGACAGGTATATTTCCTATGCAAGTTCTAAGATCGTCGCCATTACCAAAATGCTGGGTAATACATCCACCTAATCCCCCTAGAGCTGCTGTATATCCTGGATCAGGATCATATTCTATTGGATCAAGAGGATTAGTGATGTTAGATTTTTTATTGATTTTTTCTGCTTGCAGTTCTTCAGTTGGAGCAACCGAATTTTTCTTACACGCGCCAAAGCCTAGCCCCAGCAGCGCAATAAACATTAAATATCTTTTCACTTGGTAATATAATTTAGCCGTTAAGATAAATAAATTTAAGTAGGAGGGATAGTAGTATTAGTTAATTCTACACAAAAGTGTAATGTGTTGATCCGGTGGTGAAAAGTTAGAAAAAAACACCCCTACAAAAAGCAGGGGTGCGCCAATAGTCTAAAAAAGTGTTGATTCAATCATAGCTCTATGGCAAGAAGTTCGTGGGCGAGCTTATGCAACCCCTCTGTTATTTTCTTTCTCTGTTTTGGACCAGGAGTCTTCAATCCACTGGCATAATGCTGCATCAATGTTTGATTTATACCTGTCAATCTATTGAACCCAGCAAGGGTAAGAATACCTTTATAGTTTTCAAGCAGCGATTGCGTGTCAAAGTTAAAAATAACTTCGTACTCTTTGTAATTGAATTTCCCATCTCCCACTAAAGTCTTTGCTAACTCTATACCATCATATACATTCTCTTTGCATTCCGCTACTGTCTCCCCATGGCCATATACATTAGGTACATTCGTAGAATGCGCCCAGAAACCGTCCTGATTTTTTTCAATTAAAACTTTTACCTGTTTCATAAGAACTAAATTTAAAATCTATGAAGAAGGGATGGGGTTAAACCCCCATCCGCTTTCTTAGTGTCCGTTCTAGACCTTTTTGGCATTTCCTTAGCACCGTGGTTTGGTACGATTTCCGTTTTACCGTCCTTTTCCCAAACTTCGTGGCTTCCTTTGCCCTGTCTAGCAAGTGTCCAACCGCTACGGCTGATCAACCTGATAAACTCACTGTACTTCATAGAACTATTTGATTGAATCAACAGTGTAAAGGTATTAATAATAATTACTTATTTGCAAGCAAAAAGGTATTTATTTTAATACTTTTTTTATTAGTTGTTTTGAGACTGGTGTCAATGCGCCTTAATATATTAATGCTAGTTGACACCAGCGTCACTAAAAATATTTTTGAAGACAAGTTGAAATTGAAAAAATCGCTTTGATATTTGTACTTACTTTGTATATATGACAGATTTTATCATCATATGGGACCAGGTAACATACTCGGTCCCATCTGTCGGATCAGTCCGGCACAAAGGAAAGCAGATTACCTTGAATGAGTACAATGGTAAGAGCATTTTAACTCCCAAAGGCTCAAAGCCTATCATCGCAGATTTCGGAGAGTTTTTTGATTTGGATGGAAATAGACTTCCCTCAATAAGCGTCAAAGAGTCGTTTGAGCCATATAAAGTTTAGTCTACCTCCTCAAACCAAAACCTAACTTCAACCTGTTTTTCCTCTAAAAGCCCATACTTTTTGGCAAACTTATACTGAGTGCTATCCCTGTTTAATGACGGGATAAAGCCTGCTATTGTCTTGCGAAATCCTTCCAAGGAAAGACTGCTTTTTATGGTATTGCAGGAGTTACAGGCTGGGGCTAGGTTTTCAAAGCAATCACGTTCGGGGTATAGGCATCCGCCGTTTACCCAGTCTCGAACAAGTGGCTGAATATGGTCCGCACACCATCGTTCGCCAAGTTCACATCCGCAATAAGCGCAGCGCCCCGAATACTTTAGTCGGAGCGCTTCTCTTTGGGGTTTGGAGAGTTTCATTTTATTTGATAAATTAGATTATGTTAAAAAGTGATTATAAATTAAAAGACCTTCTAGATATTGAGTCTAGATTTAAAGAATATCTTCAAGTAGTCGAAAACTCAAATGATGCAAAGTCATTAAAACATGTTTTCATAGCTGAAAAAGATATTTTTAGAGATTTTGCATTTGTTGGGCAATCTTGGGAAATTGAAATAGCTGGTGGAACTAAACGTGCTATAATAGACGAATTGGAAACAGTATTAGCAAATGTTAAAGATGAAATAGATAAAAAATCCTAACATATCGTTTATTCCTCTGCCCATCCGCCAAACTTCTCAACGAATGGGGCTTTTTCATATTCTCCCTTTTCATTCACCCAACTTGGACGGTGCCCATCCGCATACGATACGTGTGCATAGATAGCCTTTGCGCCGTACTCGTAAACTGTCTTGTATCCGAAAAACTCACAGATTCGTTTTGCTTGTCCGTGTATGTCGGTTTTCTTCATATCCTTTGGAAAGAATCCTACCTTACGGAGAGTGTATAAATCAATGTGATTGTCCAGGAATTCTTTTAGGATGCGATCGTCTTCGCTTAGCTTGGTCATAGCTCCGGTATGTTATCATGTGATAGAATAGATTCTTTGTCAACAGAATGGATAACGTCGCTTATTTCTGAATCCCAATTACCAGTAATAGTTGCGTTATCCGCTGCATTCCTTAATGCTTCTTTGGCTACTTCGAGGGCGAACTCTTTCAAAGATTTAATAACCATAGCATCCATTAGACCATGCGCATGGCCTGTATTTTCCTTTAAAATTTCTTCTGCTGTTTTCATACCTCAAATCCTTTCAATTTTTTAAGTGGTGTACTTATCAATTCTTCATACTCCTTTTCTGTAACCATTCCTTTTGGCATTACCAAGATGTATGCTTCAAGTGCATTGACTAATGACTTTTTTGCCATTTCTAGAGCAGTCAAATGCTCCAAAATACTCTTGTTTATATCCACAGACACGCTGACATTATTGCTTTTGGTTGCGTCGTCATGGGTGGATTTTACACTGAAATCTATATTTAATTGCATCTTCTTTTATTTTATCCCCCCGATTAGAATAAGTGAATCGGGGAGGGGGTTAGTTAAAATATCTCATTATCTCGTTGCCTGCCCACTGGCCTATCTGGAATGGCACACCATTTCCTATGTACATGTAGTTTTTCTTGATGTATGATCCATCTTTATGCGTAGGGAAAATAAAATCGTCTGGTAATCCCTGGAGCCTGGCATATTCACGCAATGAAAACGGTCTAATCCCGTAAGGATATCTTTTGTCTTTCACTACGCGCGTTCCCTGGTCTTTGTAATAATGAGCCACACAACAAGGAGCGAAAGAATTTCTATCATTAGGATCTACGATTATGGGTTTATCTCTATAGGCACCGTTGAATCTAGAATAGAAATTAGGTGGTATGTCTAATTCAGGATCTTTTTCAAGAATATCCTTTAATGAAATACTCCTGGTGTTTTTAGGTCCTCTAAGTTTGAATTGCCGCTTAGTTCCAATAATTATTACACGTTTGCGATCTTGGGGCAGCCAGTTGAGTGCATTAACAGGACAAAAAAACTTTCACATAATAGTTTGGTAACCTAGTCATAGCCTCCATTACTATTGGAAATTTTCTCATTCCAGGAACATTTTCCAAAATGAATACTTCTGGCAATTCAATAGCAACGTGCCTAAAGAAATGCAAATAAAGTTCATCACCAGTGCGGACATGATGAATGTCACCTATGTCTGAGTATTTTGTACAAGGGTATGTACCAATCACTATATCTGACTGAGGTTGCTTTGTGACCCTCATTTCTTTTATATCCTCATTTAATACCTTATGGGAAAAATAATGAGGATTCATATTCATGATTCTAGTAGCTCCTTTATCAAAATCTAATGACTGAATCAAATCGATACCGGAATCTTGAAGTCCCATTTCAAAAATTCCTATTCCTGAAAAATATCCTTTTGCTGTTGGTTTATACATGGTTGTTTATTTTACTTTCCTTTACCAGCACTTCCATGTACCGGTTAAGTACTGTGTGATAAGTCATTATTTCTTTATCCAAATTTTCGATCACGGAAACAGAACAAAAGTGTATAGTAGCTATCTCCTCCTTGCTCATTCCGTATCCGTGTAGTAGCTCTAGTATTTCGGCCGTTTCCGTGGGGGTCATGCTGTGAATAAATTGAGTTGATTGGTGTGAGTTCGAATACGATCGATAGCTTTGTCGTAATATTCCTTATCCAGTTCACATGCAGTAAGTTCAAATCCATAATCGTGACAGGCTATTGCTATCGATCCACTGCCAAGATGGGTATCAACGATCTTATCACCTTCTTTGGCAAATCCGTCAATAATCCACTTATATAAATCCACTGGCTTTTGTGTTGGATGTATTTTCTTTTCGCCAAAACATCCGGCTTGACGATACCTAAATATTTTACTAACACCATCTATACTTGACCAAGCAAATTCGCAGGCTGAAAAATTGGGAACCGATTGCTTTTTATCCCATATCAAAAAACCTCTTGTTGGTGGAAGATTGAAATAATTACCACCCCAAATGATCTGATTTTTTGAAACACGTTTTAATTCATCAAAATATTCAGTCGATGGAGCAATGTCCCAATTTTCTATTTCTTTATGGTTTTTGAATTTAAGATGCTGACCACCTCCTCTAGTTAGTTTTTCACCTAAACCATACGGCGGATCAACAATAGCCAAATCAAAATACTTATCTGGGTACCGTGACATCATCAACATATTGTCCTCATTGGTGATTTTTAGTTTGTCAGTTATTTGCACCCTTCACCTCCTTATCCTCTGTAACCAACCTTGCTTTAAGCATGGCATCGGCAACATTATATGAGTGTTTAGCCAAAAGTTCGTCACTTTCTCTAAAGCCATAGTGAGACAATATGCCCTGTAAGGCCAATCCTGCAAAGTGGTCACGAAGGGTAATGCCATATTGAGTGTAAGTGCCATTAGGGTCAAGCATTGCCCCTACAGGTGGATTATAATCCATGTTGTTTATTTCGTTGTTCATCTGTTTAAGTTTTAAAGATTAATAAATAGGGGGTAGGGGCTTGATGATGGGTTGGTAGTGGGTGACTACCTTCATCCAGTCTCTATTTTGCTTTTCTAAATCAGCATATTGATTGTCTTTACCATACCAATATGTGATCACTATTCTACCGTCCCAAATAACCCAATAGTCGCCTTTTTCCTTTGGCAAATCATCTTCACTCTCGATACATGTCCAACCATTGTTGGTTTCGATGCCTGCAAGGGATTTTGGTCTAAGCCATTGTTCAGGATTCCCATAAGTGATGTGCATTTCTTTGATGTCAAAAGTTATTTTGTTGATCAACTTCAAACCTGTATTTGGAATCCATCCATCGTTCTGTAAAGAGTGCTCTCGCTCTGAATCAAATAATAGATCCCAATTTTCCGTCAAAGCGGACTGTATTACTTCTTGCTTTGTTTTCATGGCTACAAATCTTTAATTCTACTTAAATAGCACCTCTTAACACCGAACATTAAGCAATCACTTTCCCAAAATTCATGAACAAATACAGATTCGCCTTCTTTGGTCCAAAATGATAGCCAGCAATTGAAGGCGTTACTTGTTAATTCAAGTTCTTCAGCACCCATATACAAGATATATGCCTTCATGACTCTTCTATTGCCTTTAAGAGCTTTGCTCATTTCTGAGCGTATTCTCTTAAGTTTTTTGTATCTAAAAAATCTTTTCATGATTTACATTGATTTTAATTCGGTGAGGACTGATTGCCAGTAAATGCGCAATTCAAGAATGTTGCTCTTTTCCTTCAAATACTGAGTGGATTCAAGTACTGATAGTATTTCCTCAACAGTTAATATTGCGCAATCAATTGCGTCACCACCACTTATTTTGCAGTATGAGAATCCTAAACCACCATCAGGGTTATCGAAATCCAATTCCTTGTACTTCTCTACAAGGCTATTCGCTTTGTCTTTTGGTTCCATAGCTAAGGGATAAATAATTGTTCAATTGCGCTATACCAAGGGCTGTTGTCCTGACAACCTATTAATTCATGATCTCCAAGGCAAAATAGTTCGTTATATTCTTCTGGATATTCTACTGGATAACTTCTTTGGTAGGTAACATATCCACCGCATTTAGGGCAAAAGAATCTATCCATTGTTCGGTCACTAGGATTTAAAGACATGAAATCATTCATTTTCTTCTTAATAACTTTTGACCGTAATTTTCTGCCAATAAGTTTAAGTTTCATTTTCCTTGGAACTCGATCATAATTCATCAAGGAATAAAAGGCTTTATCTAATCCTTCCATCTTTCTTTTCTTTTAAAGGGTGCCGGTTAAAGCACCCTTGATTAAAAACTAAGCTTCGACAAATTGACCATCAACTAACTTGTACCAGGTATTAGCCTTGATATTTTCGCCATCAACTTTAGCAGATTGAACGTCTATACGTTTCCATCCATCTTCATCAAAGTATTTCCATTCCGCAACAGTAATGAATCCATCAATATCTGCCATTGCTTTACCCTCAATACCTAATGCGACAGCAGCACCTTGATC